CATACCCGATAGAATTTTATCAGGATCTTTTGGCATCTTACAGACAACTTTCTTGTAGATACCACTCTTCAACATGTGTTCTGTGAGACCTTTGACGTTCTCAGGATCATTCTCAACACCATCAATAATATCACCAATCGTAGTGTCTTTAGAGGTGGTAGGAGGGAACAGAGAAGATACTGTCAGGACATTGATACCTACCTGTTCTGCAATGTCTTCACGAACTGCAATGAAGATCAGTCTTTCTCTTGCCTGACCAACACCATAATGAGAAGATTTCATCACCTTTGAAGTAACAAGGTATCCAATATCTTCAAATGCATTGGTAATCTTGGCATAATATGTCTTGGCTTCACCGATAGTCAGACCTTTGACATTCTCAGCAACGATAACCTTGGGTTTGATGTCATTGGCAACACGAATATATTCAAAGAAGAGGTCTTCGATGTTCTCTACCTTCTTACCATCTGAATAGGTCTTAGTCTTACCCCACCCATCAGAGTGTGTAGACCCTTCACCACGACACATAGAACCTGCAACAGAGAATGCAGAACAAGGTGGTGAACCATCAAGGATATCCAACTCACCAACCTTGAGACCAGTGGCTTCTAGGAAGTCTTTTCCAGTCAGTTGTTTGATATCGTCAGGGATAATCTTTGTTGAAGAGTAGTTCTCTGAGTATGTGTTCCTTGCCTCTTCAACAAACTCATTGATACACAAGATCTTACCACCTGCAAGACGATATCCAGTCGAAGAACCGCCTCCACCAGCGAAGGTAGAGATCACGGTGAACTTGGCTTGTGCCTCACCGTCATAGACATCTTGTAGTTTGTAGGGGAGTTTCATGAGAACTGTTTCTTATAGTGTGTACTGTAATATGTTTTGGGAGAATCCACAACGTCCTCATAGAGTGATTTGATACCCATACCATCCTGAAATGCAACCTTCTTTCTGTCAATAATGTCATCAGGAAGTTGATCTCTGAATGCTTCTTGAAGGACTGCTTTAGGTCTAGACTTACCGTCCCAAACAATATCTTGAGGGAGACCCAGTGCGGTTTCTACTAGTTGAGTATTCAAAAAAGGTAATCTACATTCGATACCATATTTCATGAAGATCTTATTACACCTTGTGAAATTCTTACGGTGTTGTGAACCAAAGAGTTCAATACGATAGTTAGTCCAACCCTTGTCTTTGATACCATGGTAACTCATACCATAGGATGCCCAGAGTTCGTCACTACCTTCACCGGACATGATCACTTTGAATCCATCTTCATGAATTCTTTGAGCCAATTGAATACAGGGGTAACCGATTTCTACCTGAGCCTTGTATGGCATCTCAATAGTATTGATAACATCATTGATGTCATCTACTGAAGGAGGTCTTACTTTTACTTCCCTCAGTTCAACTCCCAAATATTTAGCAACTTCTCTGGCTGACTTAAGATCTTTAGAGTTCTCGTCATGAACTGCCGTATATGTCACCAGATTTGGAATGTGTTGAGATGCAACAAGAGTTGTGATTGCAGAATCAATACCACCCGATAGAAGACAAGCAACGGGTACGTCTGCTACAGTTCTCTCAAAAGAACCCATCACAATATCTCTATGAACCATAGTCTTAGAGTCATCAAAGTTCCATGTTGACGTGTTTTTAATGTTTTCTCTGATGTCATACCATACACCTTCTTCCACAGAATAGTCAGATGTGACTCTGATAAAAGAACCAGGTTTCAACATCTTGATAGTCTGTCCACTCTCATCCATGGAAAGGAGACCTTTGATTTCTGAACAGAACGAGAATGATGGAAAGAGACCTGTGAGGAGAGAGTAATGAAGAGGAACTTCACCATGACGGTCTCTCACAATGGTGATAGAACCATCACCTTGAGTGAATGCAATAGCAAACATTCCCTGAACTTTGTTCAGTCCTTCAATACCATACCTATCCAAGATAGCACAAAGAACCTCAGTGTCACCTGAAGTTTTTGTCTCAATATTCAACTCTTCTCTCAACTCACGGTAGTTCCAGATCGTACCATTGAAGATCATGGTGGTATTACCATAGACAAATGGTTGATTGGAATCACTACTAGTGTCAATAATAGACAAACGGACATGTCCAAAATAAACATTATCCGTTTGAATTACTTTTTGGTTGTCTGGTCCTCTGTGGACAATAGCCTGAAGACCTTTTTCAATTTGCGGGAGATCAAACCCACCAATAATTCCACACATTACTTAATTGCAATGACTCCAACGAACTGATGGTTTCTCCAGAAGATCTGACAGTCCTTGAAACCAGCTGACATAATCATACCATAAAGTTCTTTCCATGTATTAGGTTTTAACATATCACGGAGTTGTTGTTCCTTATCCATAATCTCTTCAGAAGAGAAGGTCTTTCTCTTGTAGTCATAATGATTGAAGGTAAGAAGTTCTTGGAAGAATGCATTCTCACACATCAACTTCTCTGCAAAGATAAATGCACCACCTTCATTGAGACCATTATAGATCTTATTGATCGTCTCTTGTCTAGTGGTCTTTGGCATGAACTGTAAAGTAAATAATGAAGTTACTAAAGAACAGTTCCTAAACTCATAGTTTGTAATGTTACCACGAACCCATTCCAAAAGAGCCCAACGATAATCCTTACGAATTTCCGTATAACGTTCTGTCAGATCATCATAAAAACTACCAGCAAGTTCTACACCAACATATTGGGCCCTTTGACGATTGGGATTATTACCAATAATCATCTTGGTAAGTTTACCAGTTGAACAACCAACATCAACGACTTTAGTATCATCTTCCACAAAGTATCGGGAAAATGATACAGTATCTTCTAGAAGGTTTGAATATCCGCGGATAGAACTATCAATATGATTATCAAAACCTTCTGGTGAATGTGCAAAAGAAAAGTCGTATGTCATTCTTCAGTATTTTCTTCTTCAATAGATTTTAACTCACTTTCAATCTGTTCGTCAAGGTTTTGGATAACACTCCGAATATCAACGATTCGTTGAGGACAACAGGTAGGATCATATGTATAAAGATCCTGTTCACGAAATAGAACTTGTCTAATTGCAATAGAGGTTCTCACATCAATTTCAATATTAATCATTTTTTTAATTTACTCTGTAGGTTGTTTTGTTTTTCTAGTTGAGAAAGTTCTAGATAAGGGTTCCACCGTATGAACTTTTTGTCTCTTCATAGATATTATTTTCCTGCATCCATGCGCTAATTGTCGTATCATAATCAGCTGTATGTTTAAATGCTTCTAATGCAAATTGAATTTTTAATTCATCCATTGTAGTAGAAGATGTATTACCGTTCAATACATCAAGAAAAATTCCATACTGATTAGGATTAGTCAATACAGCAACATCTTTATGATTCTTTGCTGCTGATCTTACCATACTAGGACCACCAATATCAATATTTTCTATTGCTTCTTCAAAGGTTACATCTGGTTTAGAAACAGTTTCTTTGAATGGATATAGATTAACTGCAACAATATCAATGAGTCCAATATCATGTGTATTACGATCTATATCATGTAAAGGATGTCCACGTTTTGCAAGAATACCACCATGAATCTTTGGATGTAGTGTCTTTACTCTACCTTCAAGAATTTCTGGCGAACCAGTGTATTCTGATACTGTCATTACTGGTATACCTGCCTTCTTAATAGCAGCAGCAGTACCACCACTTGAAATAATGGTGTATCCAGAACGAACTAATCCTTCTGCAAAATCTACAATACCATCTTTATTTGAAACACTTAATAATGCGTAACTCATAATCATTTAATGTAAAAAATGTCGTTTACCTGTAAATATCATAGTCATATCTAACTCATTACAAGCATCAATAGACTCTTGATCCTTAATACTTCCACCTGGTTGAATGACTGCCTTGATACCATATTCATGTGCTAATCTTACAGTATCACCAAATGGAAAGAACCCATCACTTGCTAATGCAGCACCATTAACATCTGCTGAATTTAATGCAATGTTTGCTGAACCCACACGATTCATTTGTCCTGCTCCCACACCTAATGTTGCTCCATTACTAGCAACTAAAATTGCGTTAGAACGAACATGACGACAAACCTTCCAAGCAAATGTAAGGTCAATCAATTCTTGAACTGTTGGATCTCTTTCACTAACTACTTTCCAATCACTAATATTAACTGGTTCATTATCCTTTTCTTGAACCAATACCCCGCCAAGAATACTCCTAACATTATATGGTTTTAGTTGCATATTATCAATATCCAACTCAAGTAATCTCAAGTTCTTTTTAGTAGAAAGTACTTCCTTCGCTTCATCACTAAATGATGGAGCAACAATACATTCATAAAAAGCACCTGTCAACTCATCAGCACACTCCTTATTTACTTCTCTATTCAAAGCAATAATTCCACCAAAACAACTAACCCTATCAGAATCTAATGCTCTAGTTAATGCAGAATCTATAGTCTCTCCTATAGCAACACCACATGGATTAGTATGTTTAATTACAACAACAGCAGGTTCATCAGGAAATTCCTTTACTGTTGCTACTGCTGCGTCTAAATCTATTAAATTATTATAACTTAATTCCTTACCTTGTAATTGATTTGCTGATGATAAACCGTGATCTGGGTAGACACACCACGTTGCATTCTGTTGTGGATTCTCACCATATCTTAGAGACTGTTTAAATTTTAATCCAGTCAATAGTTTTGAAGAATCATGCATTATACGTCACCATCCTGTCTATTCTCTGAATAATGAACATCAAATTCTCCACCAGGATATCTAGCCTTTAATTTTTCTACATTCATTTCAATAATTTCATTGAAATCTGTATCTAATGCCATACATGCCTGAGCAACGTACCACATGATATCACCAAGTTCACGTTTCATATGAAAAACATTTTCTTGATTAACTGGTTTACCTTGGAATACAATTTTCTTAACTACTTCAGTAAACTCACCACCCTCAGCACAAATACCAAGTGCTGCAGTTAGGAGCCTTTCAACAGGAATTTGAGATTGCAATTCAAATGTTCGTTTATCAAATGCATCATAACTCTTCGATTCATTGCTGGTAACAGCATCAACAAACCCAACGTATTTTTCTGTATCAACTTGACTCATCAATATCCCTTAGGTGTTTTATCTTTTCAATTATACTTCCTACTATAAATGCTGTCAACCTTTACATATTAAAACTTAAAACCATCAAAGGATTTTTTAGGTTGTTTCTCAACATTATTATACTCTTCCTCCTTATTATCAACCAAATCTGTCTGAGCACTCTGTTCACAATCATAAAGTCTCATCTTAGCTCTATCAATACCAACAACAAAACGTTTATATACAGAAAGATCGTTATATCTGTTCTTCAATTGTTTTACAAGTATCTGTCCAAGCCCATCCAACTCTTCAGTAGAAATAAGGGCAAACATAAGATCAGCAGTAGCAGGAAGACCAAAGGACTCACTAGTATCAGTAAGTTCAACATCAGAACTACCAAAACCAGAACGAGTAGTCTGAGTGGCAGATATGATAGGAACATTTGCTTCAACAGCAAGTCCTCTAAGTTCTTCAGCAATTGCTTTAATATATGAATATGAATTGATAGTACTATTTCCACGATACCTTTCGGAAGCACATATGTTAAGGTAATCAATGAAAATAATATCAGGTCTAAATGATTTCTTAAGTGCAAGTTCATTAAGAAGTGACTTAAAGTGACCAGAATGGGCTGATGCCGTAGGATACTCCTTAATAATTAGTTGACCTTGTGTCTTTTTAGCCAAGTTTGTGACCTTCGTTTCAAACATTTGTTTTGGAAGGTCAACAATCTCTTGAATATTTACGTTTAGAAGGTTTGCATCAATTCGTTCAGCAATGCGCTCTTCTGCCATTTCCATTGTAATGTACAGAACGTTCCTCCCTTGGAGCAAGACGGAGCTAGCCACATGGCACATGAATAGACTTTTCCCGACGCCCGTACCAGCAAGAGCGATATTAAGAGTTTTGTTAGGGAGCCCACCTTTCGTGATTTTATTAAAATAGTCGAGATCGAATTCAATTCTTTCCTCCTTCTTGTGGTAAGACTCATATCGTGATTCATAATCCTCCAAATAATCATGTCCTACATGATTGTCAAAACTAACAGCAAGAGCATCAGATAAAATAGACGGAATGGCATCTGGTGCCTTCTTACTATCACCACCATCAGCAATTTGAATTGATTCGACAAGGGCGATATAAATTGCCCTGTCGCGACACCACTTTTCAGTAGTGTTAACTAACCAATCAAACTCTACAACATCATCTTCAAGACAACTAACTACATGAGAAATCTGTTTATAAGAATCCTCATTAATATCTCGTCTCTTTTCAATTTCAATCTTTAGAATCTCTTTTGTTGGAACCTCATTATATTCTGAAGAGAATGTAGAGATCTCATCAAAGATTACTTTATATTTATTATCCTCAAAATACTCCTCTTTGAGGAAAGGAAGAACTTTTCTCAAGTATTCTTCATTGTGTATTAAATTTTTTAAAATCAAAAACTCAATCTTGTCCATCAAGCACCATAACTAAATTGTTCCTTTGCAATTCTATCAAGTTCCTCCATCACCTCTGGTGTGAAGTATTGTTCTGGATCTTTCAATATGGCCTTAGCATAAACCTTCTTACCATTCATCTCATAACGTCCAGCAACGTTCTTCCAAAGTCCACCAAGTTCTCCTAACTCAAGAAGACCATAATATCGATCAAGACCACGCTCATCATAATACAAACGAATCTCAACTTGCTTGTTCTCTTTACTTAAACGTGATTTGTGCGTCTTAGCTTTGATAATGTTTCCAATGACTTCTTTTCCATCTTTCTCCTTTTTCTTTCCGAGATAAATGATTGTACTTGCTGCGTACTTGAGTCCCGAACCTCCTCCCATCTCTTTAGTTGGAACATAAGCTCCGATGACATCATATGTATGGTTTGTGACAATGAGCGGGACATTTGCTTGACCTAATTTAAGTGTTAACATTCTAAACGCGCCTTT